CCCTAAAGATACAGTTAAAATTAAATTTGCTACGGTTCAAGATGCTAGAGATACAGTCCGTAAAGTTAAAAATATAAGTAAACCTTTTGCTAGAAAGATACAGATACTTACTGTATTAGAACAACGTGCTAAAGTTGCTGGTAAGAAACAACAAGCAGCCATAGCTAAACGTGGCAAAGAAGCCCTAAGAAGGAAGCGTAAAAATGCCTCTTAAAAAATCTCAACGATCTCTAAAGAACTGGACTAAACAAAAGTGGCGTACTAAATCAGGTAAGCCTAGTGCTAAGACAGGAGAAAGGTATCTTCCTGAGAAAGCTATTAAAGCATTAAGCGATAAAGAATATGCAGCCACTACTAGGAAGAAGAGAGCAGATACTAAAAAAGGTAAACAGCACTCTTCTCAACCTAAAAAGATAGCTAAGAAGACTAGATCCTATAGGAAAAAAGGATGAGAGAAGAATATAAAAAAGGTGGTAAGTCTAAACGTGATCCTAGATTAGCTAGGGCAGGTGTAAGTGGCTATAACAAACCTAAAAGAACTCCCAAACATAAAACTAAAAGTCATGTAGTTGTAGCTAAAGTAGGAGACAAGGTAAAGACCATACGCTTTGGACAACAAGGCGTAAGAGGAGCAGGTAAGAATCCTAAAACAGCTAAAGATAAAGCCAGGAAAAAGTCTTACTATGCTAGGCACAATGCCCAAGATGCAAAGCCTTCTAAGCTTTCAGCTAGATACTGGTCACATAAAGTAAAATGGTAGACTTACTATAGTTAATATGGTTATATAGTTATAACTTAGTAGGTTCTCTCTAATCTCTGAGTTTTTCATGATGATAGACCAAAAACTTTTAATCACCTTTAAGTTTTCAAGGAACATCTTTCCCCTCAGATGTGGTCACAAAGAGGGGATTTAATGACTACTATCCTCTATTTAATCTCTTTTAATGCTTGGTATGTATTTGAAACCTTTAAAGGTGATTATCAAATAGATAAGTGCCAGGAATTAAGAACACATATCCAAACTAACTTTGATGTAGAGGCTACCTGTATATCAAGATGGGATGGAATTTTATTGCAAGACAACAAAATTTATTGACTTAATTTAGCCAGTAAGTATCCACTCAAAAACCCAAGACAGAATATAATTTCCATTAATCTTTATATGCTTCGTTCTTTTCAGTATTAGGATCATCAGCAATAAACCTACCTTTATCATCTCTAGCTCTTTCTCTTCTAGCTTTAATTTCATCAATACCTTCAGAGACAGTGTTTTTTACTTCTTCTACAACAGCTTCTGCTTTTTCTTTAATAACAGGCTCAGTGAATAACTTTTTTAACCAACTAAAAAATGACATATATTTCTCCTTTAAATTAATAGGTGTGGTAGTTGATAAGATTGATGGTTAATGAACCTACATACTAAGGCCTGTTGCGCCATGCTTCATCTTATCTTTTGCTTCGATGCTACCACTCACCGAACAAGGAGACCATCTAGCCATGTACGAACTAGATATCCCGCAACAGCTCTGTTATACTTGATAGCAATAAAACCTCTGTCCTTCCTATTAATCTAACGTAGATTGCGAACCAGGGCAGGGGTTTTATTACCATACATAAGTTTTCTTTTCTCCTTGATATTTAATAGCAAGCCCTTCTTCTATAAGAATCTTGCATATATCTCTTTCTGTTTCACCAGTAAAAATATTAATTAGAGGCCTACCATATTTACCTTTATCTACTACCTCTATTACCACTTTCTTGCCACAAAGAACTTTTAATCTTTGTTTAGCTTTCAAGCCTAGTTCTTTTTCCCTTTTTCTTTCAGGATACTTTTTAATATTAATTCTAGATTCAGGAGTATCAATACCATTAAGCCTAAATGATTTACTTATCCATACATCAAAGCCAAGATCTGCTTTTAATACAATACTGTCTCCATCAATTATTCTGACTACATCAGCATCATAGATATATTTCTTTTTGCTCATGGGAATCTGCCTTCTTTTAACTTAGATATTAATCTATCTTTATACCACTGACTTTTATTAAGATCTTCTATCCCATTCTTATTAGGGTATCTCCAATCATATTGCATAATTGTTCCCCTCAAAAATCCAATAAACTCTTCTGGAGTTAGCATAGCTTCAATAGCATCTATACACTCAATAGTATCTGTCCTGTAATGGCTAGGATTAATTTTATCTTCTACTATTGAGCCATCAAAAACCTTTGTCACTTTTTCCTCCTTCCGATTACTTGCATTATAAGCTCTATCCCATGCTTCAGGCGGCTCATCATCTATACTTATTTTAATATCTGTTTCAGGAAGATTATCCTGCCACCTACTCATTCCACCTCCAATATTCTTTCAGGATCTTCTTCTAGTTGTGATGTTTCATCTATCCATTCTTTAGGAATACTATGAGAACTAAACCATCTAAACCCATTAGCTTCAGCCCATTCAGAATGAGTACGTTTCGTTCCATCCTTACGTCTTTTAGCTTGAGGCATAGGAGCTGTAGGTTCAGCAAATAAAAAAACTAATTCAGTATTTTCAGGTAAATACTTTTTAATCCAGTTATATTTACTATACTCAGCATGATCCCAGAACCTACCTTTAGCTTCTAATAAGATCTTCTTACCTTCAATATCCCTAATAAAATCAGGGTGATATTTATGCTCAACAATATAGTCAAGTGTTTCAGTATGAATAGTCCAATCTTTTAAGATAGTAGTATGTAACAGGTATTCCCAATTAGAGTCATATCCTTCCACACTAGGTCTATCATTAGGTCTAGGTATTCGTTTTTTCCTATACCCTTTTTTAAAAGCTACACCATTTCCTCTAGTTTTAGATCTAGATTTATTGTCTGTTTTGCTTTCATTAGTCGTTTTAATTTTTTCACCGCCCATTTTTGAGTATAGAAATTAGTCTTCCTTGTAGTGTTATCTACAAAGTAAGGATCTTTTGGTAAGTAATTAGCCAACATAGGATCATTAATATCTGTATCGTTATTAGTGTTTCTTACAATCCAGGCTTTTAATAAATAGTTGGCTGTCCTTCTTAGTTTTTTTGCTCTTTTACCATTCATATAGTTCTTCTACTTTAGGTTCTGACTTAACTGTTGTTAGGTATAATGGGCCTTTAGCATAACTAAATACTCTAAGCCCTTTACCATCATTAGAATCTTTATAACAATCTCGTTTAAACTCACAGTAAACGCAGTTTTTATTTAATTTCTCATTACCTTTCTTGCCTTCAGGTTCTGTAGGAAAACATTTATCAGGAGTTAACTCACCATCTAACCAATTCTTTACACTCTTAACCATCATAGGAATATCTGGTTTATCAAAACCATCTGGCTCATAAGTACAAAGCTCTCCGCTTTCTTTATCTATTACTAAGAAATAACTGTTATTAGTTTTCTCAGCATGTTCATAAGCTGATAGTTGAGGGATGTAGCCAAAAGGATCGTCTTCAGTAAGTAGACCTTTACTAAATTTATTAAAGGCGAATCTAGAAGCTGACTTTATATCTACTACTGTGCCATTAATCTTGCAATCTAAGTGACCTTTAATACCATTTATCTCTACTTCTTTTTGTTGATCAGTTACTTTATTGCCTGATAACTTAACTAAGAATACAACTAGACTTTCTAATATGTGACCATAAAGAAATTTAAGACTAAGAGAAGGAGAGATAGGTTCATTTTGATTTGGTTTTCTTTTCTCAAACCATAGCTTTCTAAGAGGCTTTCCAAGATTGGATACTCTTAATTGAAAACCTGTTTGTGGTCTAGGCTTACTCCAATCTCTTAAAGCTTGTTTTACTTCTTCTCCAAACTCTTCAATTAGTTCTTCTGATATATCTACCTTGCCTAGAGATATACTCTCTAAAGTTTTATTTATATCTTCAACTATATTATTCATTAGTGCGTTTCACTCCAATTAAGTCCCACCTTATATTCTCCATCAAGAGGACAGTTCAAGGATAACCTTACTCCTGATTCCCTAATTGCTTTAACTCCAAGATCTCCTACTTCTTCAGCATGATTCTTATATGCTTCTACTTGCCACTCATCATGAACATTAGCTACTACACTAGCATCCAAGTTTGATATCAACTTACTGAAACAAACTAATGCTTCTTTCATTACTATTGATCCTGCACTTTGTAGTAATGTATTTAAAGCACTGTATTCATTTCTTATTATTAATGTCCTACCATCTAAACCCTTAATTCTTCCTTTTGAAGCTTCTCTTTCAACTCTATTTCTAAGATGCTTGAATGATGGGAGATTAGCGATAAACGATTCTCTAAGCTTTTTACCAGTTCGTTTAGATCCTTTTGCCACTGATCCAAGTTTTTCATCTCCTGCTCCGTAGATGAGTGCATAGATGAAAGTTTTTGCCTGATCTCTAGATTCAAGTCCTGCAAGCTTTTGATTAGCGGTGTGTATGTCTCCATTAATGATTTCATTTGTATACTCCTTATCATTCATGTAATGAGCTAACATTCTTAACTCAAGTCCTGATGCGTCTATTCCTACTAACTTATAGTTCTTAGGGACTATCCAACACGCTCTACAATCTGAACCATATATAGAAGAGACACTAGGTACTTGGGCCATGTTTGGCCCTCTGTGTGTCATACGTCCTGTAATAGTTCCATTAGGATTAACATAACCTCTAACTCTATTATCTTGGGGATCTAATTCATCTAACCAACTTTTAATCTGAGCTATTCTTTTCTGAAGCATTAAGTAGTTTGCTAATAGATTAGCTTGTGGGATGCCTTCAATCTTAGAGAGAATACTCTCATCTACTTTTGGTTGGCCTGTAGGCGTAAACTCTAAGGGCTGCCATCCTAGATCTTGTAAGTAAACACCTATTTGTTTTCTAGAGCCTGGATTAAATTCTTCGATATTAAATCTAACAACC